CGTCCTTTCGGACACTACTTTCCGTCAACCTGATATTTCTATCATACTTACGGGTAGTTTGTTTGATTGGACGGTACTCTTTTATGACGATGAGAGTTTAAAAACCCTTGTCACCGTCTGAGCCAATAGGATCGATTTACTCTGTAAATCATTCCAGGCGGCTCCGGTTAGGTTGGACTAAGAACTGCCGTCCCATTTATGGAACAGCGGGATCTTTAGACCGTGAATGTCTAAAAACTTCACTGATTCGTAAGTGACTATACGGTCAGAGAGACGAACTGTCTCTAATTAGATTAAGAGGATTCTATCAACGAAATATTTTATGAAAAACATAAAAATTAACGCTTTCAAGAACTCTTATTCTAAATCAGAAAAGATGTTCTCCATCAAAGATAATCTCTTTGACTCTCTTTCCATCCCGATAAGGCAGATTATTTATCTGTCCTTCGGGAGGATGAGAGACCTATCTAGTCGGTTCAAAGTCACTCAAGATTTCTTTAAGCTTATCCTTAAGATTAATAAGAACCACGGACCGGACTTTACCATTAAATGGTTAAAGGCCAATTTCGTGGCTCTCCAAAAATCTTTAGGAGATGATCGGCTCGGGAGCTTACGAGAGTTAGAACCTAAGTTGCCCCTTCCTAGATTGATCAATGGTCTCCCAGCTGTTATACAGTCGAGAGATCGAGATCTGATCCGGAAAGGCCACAAAGGTGTTATTCTTTACTGATCATCTATCTTTTCTGTATATAGAGTACTTAAGTGCTCTTACACATTGAAGATTAATACCATTACTGATCCCTTTAAAGGGGATAAAGTATGGTTCGATGAGTTGCTATCTTTAAGGAAATTTCGAATTTATTTCGATATTTTACCTAAATTTAACAACCTAGTTAAGAATTCTAACTTATCTAATCGTCGGATTTCTCTTCTCAGAACCGCTTCTCCATCTAATGTTGTCTCTTGGCATGGTATTATTACCGACGCCGTATTGACGATGTCAGACGAGAAGCAATCACAAATAATTCTTCGTTATCTCCAGGCTGTTCGAAACCTTGGTTGAAATACCAAATGGTTTGAGAGCAAGCTTATGGAGGCGAGCGAATTAGGATTGAGGTTGAATAAATTTTCCGGACTTAAGACTAAGGAGTCTATGTCTGGGGAATTTGGTCAACTCTCGGTTAAAGAGGAGGCGGCAGGGAAACTTAGAATTTTTGCTTTGGTAGATAGTATTACTCAAAATTTACTATCTCCGCTGCATGATTTTATGTTCTCTGTCCTAAAGACCATTCCAAATGATGGTACTTTTGATCAAGACGCTTCTGTTAAGCGTTCTTGTCAGAAGTCTACCTCAAATGGTATGGCTTTTTCCTTCGATTTATCGTCCGCTACCGACCGATTACCGGTCGATCTGACAGTGAAGATTTTATCTCAAATCTTCTCTGAGGAGTTCGGATCAGCCTGAAAGGATCTGATGGTTGACAGGGATTTTTATTTCCCTTCAAAAATCAGAGACCGTTATGGCTGTCCGGAATCTCTCAGATACTCCGTAGGGCAACCTATGGGGGCGCTGTCTAGTTGACCGGCCTTAGCTTTAACTCATCACTGGATCCTCCAATACTGTTCTTCCCTATTAGGAAGGACAGGTTGAGAAGATCGGTATGAGATCCTAGGTGACGACTTAGTGGTATTTGACGAGCCTCTGGCTCACAAATATCTCCAAGTCGCGAGTTTGTTAGGAGTCGAAATTAACCTTTCTAAGTCAATTTCCTCTCCAAATAAACCCGTGTTTGAATTTGCCAAACGAACATTTGTTGGTAATTTAGACGTTTCACCTATACCGTTTAGACAGTTACTATCGAACCGTCGTCTTTCGGAGAGAGTCATTAATATGATCTCTTTCTTGAAACGAGGTCTTTTAGTTTCATCGTCTTTTTATGGTACCATCCTTTCAAAATTTGGTTCTTGAAAAATTCTCAGAAATGAGAATGAAATCAAGACTCCTTTATTAGCCATTCTTGGGGTTTTACACAGTTTAAGTGTAATTCCGCACCGATGGTTGGTAGAGGCCCTCGTCGATCCCGATAGGGATTTCGACAGTTTGAAGGATTTTTCAATCCCTCAAAGAGGAACTATCAAATTAATAAAGGAATGTGGGATGAAATTGCGAGGCGAGTTGGAGCACTTAGACTATCCTTTCTCAAGAGAGGAGGATCGTCATGAAGTTTATCGGGACTATTATCCTGAGTTCGCCAATGTCATAGCTAATACAGCTTATACCATTGCGAAACATCTGGAGGTAGATCTTCCTAAACTAGTGTTATCCGAGTCGAAGAATCTTTATCTTGCACCTTCTCTGTGAGTGACAGAGGAGGCAGACAAGACTCCGATTCCCTCTGATGAGACTTTGGAATCAGCCATCCATGGTTGATTCGATGATCTCCTTTATAGGGATGGTGAGTTTGATGTAGGAGAACTTGTGGATTCCATAGAAGGGAACCGTAAGTTCTACTACCGTCAGCTTGATATTGAGTCTGCTTTAGAGATTGATAATATGGTCTCTAGATTCAGTTACAATTACGTACTTACTCAAAAAGAGTATAATACGGTTGCAAATGAATCAGCGCCAATTATCAAGATCTTATCGAAGATTATCGGAGGTAAAACCTCCCGATATCTTTCGATAGAGAGACCCAACTAGAAGACTAACACAACTTTATCGTGTTAATCTCCGTAGCTTCGTAATAGCGAGGTTACAGGAGGAACGAGAACTGGGATAGAGACACATAAGTCTCGGGGCCAGAACTTCTCAGAG